CCTGTATTTTAGTTTTAAAGGCTCTATTGCCTTTAACCTTTAGTATGTCCTTAGTTGAGCATAAAGGTGCCTTCTGTGCCTCCTTTAAGGCCTCCTGTGTGTCTGTGTGTCCTTGATAATAGTTGTTGATTTTACTCATTCTCTTCTGGCTCCTCTTCTATAGGCTCGTAATGCTCTTTACACCCGCTACAGAGGTCTATATATATCACCTGTGCACCACAGCAGTCACTAATTAAGCCCTGTTCTACTTCATCTCCATAGCTATAACTCATATTAATAACCTCCAGACCTAAGCCAGTCATTCATCTGCTCTGGTGTCTCTGGGTCCACTTCTATCTCTTCAATCTGTACATCGTCATAGCCTAAAGCCTCCCAGTGTACAGCTATATTTTCAGCCTCTGAATAAGTGTCTAGATAGTAGTCATTGAGCTCTGTACCTCCGCTCCATACTGTATATTGTGTCATTTTAAGCCCTCCTGTGGTGTAGGGGACCGTCCTGTTCTGGCCACCTGTTCTATTTGTCTCTGAGTATAGGCCCAATCTCTAGATAAATAGTCACTAAAGTGTTTATTTTCATCTGCTAGAGTGTCTCTCTCCTCTCTGAGCCCTTCGAGCTCCAGCCCTATGGTATAGAGGTCTCCTGCCAGGTCTTTTATAGTTTTTAATAGGACCTCTATAGTGTCCTGTAGTGCCTTCTCTGGGTCTTTTGAATAGTCTGTATGTGAATACATTATGTCACCTCCTAAAGTGTTATTAAGTTATTAAAGGCATTGATTTTACCTTTTGTACCGTGCACTGGTACTACTATAGACTTACCCGTGGCTTTAGCTGTGCCGTCACATAGTTGACAGTCTCTACACTGTACACCAGTGGCAATATTAGGACAGTCTAGCTCATTAGTAGCTTTTGAATCCTCGCCTGTCTTTTGTACTCTAAAGGTCCTCCAGCCGTAGGCGTGAGCCTGTAGTACCTCTTCAGAAGTTTCACAGCTAGCCATAAAATAATCTTTATAATCGTCATTCTGTAACTTCTTCCACTGGTGTGTATATCCTGTAAAGCCTCTAGAGTGTTTAGCTATAAATTCAACTAAGTGTAGAGGTATCAGTATTGGCTCTCCATAGGCTCCGAAGCGCACAGCCTTCCATTTAATTAAGGCCTTTAGTGTGTCCAGGTCCAGAGGTGCATACTTATTGGCTTTATAAGCTTTATATACTGCCTGTGGTGCCTGTCCTACATTGACATAACAGGTATTGTTCTCTCTGTGTGTGCAGTCAAAACATACCTTTGAATCCTCGCCTGTAGCTTTGGCCTCCACTGGTGACATATGTTTATTTAGAATCCAGACCTGGGCCATATCACCAGTTTTAACATTAGCACTGGCAAAAGTTATAACCTGTACTGTGTCCTGTGTCTCATTTAATACCATACCTTTCAACATTATACTTTCTCCTGTGTATGTATATTCTTAAACCTTTGAGTGGCTAGTGTCTCCACCTGCTCCATAATAGACTCATACTGGTCTCTAGTGCTCTGGTCTCTATAGTCCACTAGATGTATCAATTCACTGGCGTGGTCTCTCCACTGTGTCACGTAGTCCTCCTGTGTGACCTGCTTGTCTTCACCTCTCCAGTCTGTCACTGTTATAGTATTATTCTGTGTCATTATACTTTCTCCTTCTTCTCTGTGATAATCTCTATTGTAGCTTCCAGGTCATTAATCTGCTGTATCAACTGCTCATTAATAGTCTGAGTCAATTGGCCCATCTCTATCATTAATTGAGTCCTAAGGCCACCCTGTGGCTTCATTAGCTCTAGAGTATTATAGATGGTATTAATGCCAGTTGCTGTGTCCTTGAATGGTGCATATAGTGTAGTCATTTGTAGTTCTCCGTATAGTTGTAGTATAAATACCACAGTGACCCTGTGCCTCCGTGGTATGTGTCAAATTATACAGCACTTCGGGCACCTGTCAACACTAAATGTAACTAATTGCACAAATTAATTCAAATTGACTCCCCAGCTCCATATTGTCCATTGTGGGCACGATTGTATAAACTGGCTATACTAGTGCCACTCTGGTACCTATGTGCCTGTCTGTGTGTACTGGTGTGTCTCTCAGGTGTTACTGGTGCCACTCTGGTGGTCTTAATGTGTGTGTACTCAGGTGTCACTGGTGTGTACTCAGGTGTCACTGGTGTGTACTCAGGTGGCCTAGAGTGTACTCAGGTGGCCTAGTGACCTAGTGGCCTAGAGTGACACTCAGGTACACTTTCTCTTCACATCTGTACACTTCAGACACTCAGGTGTACTCAGGTGCCAGCACTCAGGTGTCACTCAGGTGTCACTCAGGTGTCACTCAGGTGCTAACACAAAAGTACACTAATGTCAACTTAATATTATTGTGTGTACTAGTGTTGACTTGTGTGCTCTAGTGTGTTAGGCCCTGGAGGGACCCAAGTGTCCTGAGAAGTTTAAAGATTAGGGCTCTCAGGCAAATCGGAGGGGATTTAGGACCTCTAAGGCCTCTAAAGACTCTAAGAAGGGGAGAGGGGTGCACTATAGTTATTTAATACAACTGTTGATAACTTGTGGATAACTTGTGTGACTTAAGAAAGTTAGAACGAGGAGGGACCAAAGGTGACACATAAGAACTTTATTATCCTCTAGCTATTGACTTTAGACTAAAAGTATGGTATAATATATACATAGGATGTAAACATTTAGTCCTACTAAAGAATCACCTGAAGGCTTCACTCAGAAATAACCTTTAATGTCACCACTTCTAAAGTATAACCATTACAGTTACTATTTAAGACAGTCTTTAGGTAGTCTAAGACAAAGAGTCTAAAGTATACTTAAGTAGAGGAGGTCATAAACAATGGCAATGAAACCTGGTGATAAACGAAGATTAAATAAAGGTAACCCTGCCTTAGTTAAAGGTGTGGTCTTAAACCCTAGTGGTAGACCTAAAGGGTCAGTGAACAAATATACTGCCTTAAGTAGAGAGTTAATGACTACTAAGGGACCAGAGATTGTAGAGAAGGTCATTGAGATGGCACTTGAAGGTGACCGTACTTGTCTTAAGATGTGTATGGATAGAATCTTACCTACAACTAAAGCAGTAGAGTTAAGGTCTTCAGAGGGTAAAGGTAACATTGTTATCAACGTAGGAGGTCTTGAAGCTAAGGTCATTGAGGCTGAGGCTACAGCACCTCTAGAGTATGAAGATGGTGTCATTATAGATGATGCTAAATTAGACTCTAAGATTGTAGAGGTGGGTACTTAGTGGAACTTGATGTTAAACTACATCCTGCACAGTTAGAAATCTTTAATAGTACTGCTAGATTTAAAGTAGTATCAGCGGGAAGAAGATTTGGTAAGTCTAGGCTGGCAGCTTGGATACTTATCATTAAGGCTCTACAGTCAGAAGAGAAGGATGTGTTCTACATTGGCCCTACCTTCCAACAGGCTAAAGATATTATGTGGAATATGCTTAAAGAGCTACTCCACGGCACTGAGTTAATAGCTCAGACACACGAGAATACAGCCACTATGACTCTCACTAATGGTAGGAGGATTAGTCTTAAAGGCTCAGATAGACCTGATACCTTGAGGGGTGTGGGTCTAGCTTATGTAGTACTAGATGAGTATGCCTCAATGAGAGTTGAAGTGTGGGAACAGATTATTAGACCTACACTAGCAGATGTAAAAGGTGGTGCTCTATTTATTGGTACTCCAGCAGGTAAGAATCACTTCTATGATTTATTTATAGATGCAGAGAAGGAAGAGAATAAGGACTGGGAGACATTCCAGTTTAACTCTACCGATAACCCTCTGATTGACCCTGAGGAAGTAGCTGTAGCTAGAAAGACTATGTCTACACAAGCATTCAGACAAGAGTTTGAAGCTAGTTTTGTAAGTTTCACTGGAGGTATATTTAAGAGTGATTGGATTAAAACAAGTACAGAAGAGCCTAAAGAAGGTAATTACGTCATTGCAGTGGACCCCGCAGGATTTGAGCAAGTGGAGAAAGAACGAGGAATCAAAGGTTCCAAGCTCGATGAGACTGCAGTTGCTATCGTTAAAGTACATAATGATGAGTGGTGGGTCAAAGATATACTTCACGGTCGTTGGTCTATTAAAGAAACCGCTAAGAAGATTTTATCTTCAGCTCTTGAAAATGAAGCGACTATTGTTGGGATAGAATCAGGAGCACTTAAGAATGCTATCTTACCTTATTTAGAAGATGAGATGAGAGCTTCAGGTAGATGGGTTGTCATTACAGATGTAACTCACGGTGGTAAGAAGAAAGCAGATAGAATTACTTGGGCACTTCAGGGTAGATTAGAACACGGTAAGATTACGTTTAACCCTAAAGAGTCCTATATAAAAGATTTAGAAGTACAACTAGTGGAGTTTCCTACTAAAGGGACACACGATGATATTATAGATGCCTTGGCTTACATAGACCAGGTGAGTGTTGCAGACTTTATGCACACTATTGAATTAGAAGATGATTGGGAACCTTATGATGATGTTGCAGGATATTAATATATATGTATAATGACGAAAGAGATTACCAAGCACTTGCAGGATGGCTCACTTCACGCCTAGACCAATGGAGAAACCATAGGGATAATAACTACTTAACTAAGTGGGATGAGTATTATCGTCTGTGGAGAGGTATTTGGTCTGTAGAAGATAGAAATAGACAGTCTGAGAAGTCACGTCTTATCTCTCCTGCCTTACAACAAGCAGTAGAATCCTCAGTCGCAGAGATTGAAGAGGCTACTTTTGGTAGGGGTAAGTGGTTTGATATTAAAGATGATGTCTTAGATGAAGATAACTCAGATGCTGAATATATACGTAACCTACTACAGGAAGACTTAGAAGGTGCAGGTGTTAAGGATGCCTTATGTGAGGTCTTCCTTAATGGTGCTATTTATGGTACTGGTATTGGTAAGATTATTACTGAAGAGAAGACTGAACATAGGCCCACTGAGGTCCCTGTAGAAGGTACCTTAACAACAGTACGTCAACTAGAAGAATACTCTTCAGTAGAAGTAAGAGTAGAAGCTATCTCACCTAAGGAGTTCTTAATTGACCCTTCAGCGGAATCTATTGATGAAGCATTAGGTGTAGCACACGAAGTCTACAAGCCTAGATATATTATAACTGAAGGTATTGAGAAGGGTGTCTACAGAGACATTGATATTGAAGCTGATGTGAATGTAGTGCAGGTAGGTTTTGACCCTGAGTACTCTAGTAGAGATGCTGGTGACCAGATTAAGATTTGTGAGTATTGGGGTAAAGTACCTGCTAAGTTCTTAAACAAGAAAGTAGACCAGGATGACTTTGAGTATAATGAAGATGAGTTAGTTGAAGCAGTAGTTACTATTGCTAATGATACTTACATCTTACGTGCTGAAGAGAATCCATTTATGATGACAGATAGACCTTTCATCAGTTATCAACACGATTTAGTCCCTAGTAAGTTCTGGGGCCGTGGTGTTTGTGAGAAAGGCTATAACCCTCAGAAGGCACTAGATGCTGAGATGAGAGCTAGAATTGACTCTCTAGCACTAACTACTACACCTATGATGGCTGCAGATGCCACTAGATTGCCTAGAGGCTTAAAGTTAGAAGTACGCCCAGGTAAGACTATTCTTACTAATGGTGACCCTAGACAGGCTATTATGCCTCTTACGTTAGGTCAGACAGACCCACAGACAGCTAATCAAGTGTCTACATTACAGAATATGGTACAGATGGGTACTGGCTCTAGTGATATGGGTAACGTAGGTGATAGGAACACTGCAGGTGGTATGTCTATGATGCAATCAGCATCTATCAAAAGACAGAAGCGTACACTGATGAACTTCCAGAATACATTCTTAATCCCTATGATTAATAAGAGTATGTGGAGAAAGATTCAGTTTGATGTAGAGAGATACCCAGTATCAGACTATAAATTTGTCCCTTATTCTACTATGGGTATTATGGCTAAAGAACTAGAGATGCAACAGATGGTCTCTATGCTACAGTCTATCCCTAAAGATTCACCTGCCTTTAATGTGTTACTTCTAGCAGTCTTCCAAAACTCTAGTATGCACAATAGAGACCAGGTAGTTAGGTCATTACAACAAGGTATGCAACCTAACCCTCAAGAGCAACAGATGCAACAGATGCAACAGCAGTTAACTATGGAACAAGCTAAGGCTGACATCCAGAAGACACTAGCTGAAGCACAGGAAGAGCAAACTAAAGCTCAACTAAATGCAGCTAAAGCAGGTACAGAGCAGCCTAATGAGTTAGATGTACAAGAGAGATTAGTTTCTCTACAGAAAGAGTTAGCTAATATTGATAAAGTCAAAGCTGACACACAGAATACAACTAGTGATACATATAGAAAGATTCCAGAGATGGAGCACCTCAAGTCGGAGACAATGCTAAATTATGCGAACGCCTACAGACAGCCTAACTAAAGACTATTATTACAATAGACTTCAGTTAACAGAACAAGATGGTTGGAGAGACTTAGTTGAAGAACTAAAGAATCTTGAAGACCTATACAACAATTTAGATTCAATAGAATCTGAAAGAGACCTTTGGTACGCCAGAGGTCAGTTGTCAATCCTAAGACAGGTAACTGGATTAGAGGATGCAACTAAAGTAGCGATGGAACAATTAGACCTTTAAGGCCTGACCCCGTCATTTATAACTTCATAATCCTTAACAGGACGGAGACCTAAGATATGAGTAATATAGTAGTGGATGCACCAGCACCCGA